ATACGAGCACATAATGTCCGCACAAGTAACCATCACCCAACTGCCCTCGGCTGGTGCCATCACCGGGTCGGAGCTTGTCCCAATCGTACAGAACGGCGTCACGGTCCAAACAACCACTGGCGCCATTTCTACGCAGCCGACCCAGACGCAGACATTCCTGACGGCCACCCAGCAGACTTCGCTGACCAATAGCCGCTATGTCACGGCTGGCTCCGGGTTGTCGATCAATGACGGCGGCGCGGGTTCTTTCTTCCAAGTCAGCCTCACTGGTGCCGCTCTGAGCCTCAATAACGCCGCTGGCGGCATCATTGTGAAGGACTCGGCATCTACGGTGGCCTCGCGCTCTATCGCCGTATCCGGGACTGGTTTAGCCGTGTCTAACGCCGATGGCACAGGTGGCAACCCAACCTTGGCGCTGAGCGGGCAGGTCTTGAGTTTGGCCAACGCCAGCTTCAATGGCCTCGTGACCCTGAGCACCAGCGGCACGATCTCCTCATCCACCATTACCGGCACGGCCAACCAGATCGGCGTTACCAACGGGACCGGCGTCGGCGGCAACCCCACGGTGTACATTGCGGACAACGCCGTATTCCCCGGCACAGGCGCTATCACGGTCCCCAATGGGTCCACGGCCCAAAAGCCTGCGGGATCTGCTGGCCAGATCCGCTACAACACCAGCAGCCAAGTCTTTGAGGGCTACGCCAACGGAGCGTGGAATTCGTTCTCGTTGGCTGGCGGCGTATCTACTTTTAGCGCCGGGTCCACAGGGTTTACGCCAAGCTCGGCCACAGGCGGCGTAGTGACACTGGCTGGCACGCTCAATGTGTCTAGCGGCGGCACTGGCGTCGGTACGCTGACTGGTTACGTGTACGGCAACGGCACTGGCGTAATGACCGCCAGCACCACGATTCCAAGCACGTCAATTACCGGTTTGGGCACCATGTCTGCCCAGAACGCCAACGCGGTGGCCATTACCGGCGGGACGATTACGGGCTCGACAATCAACAACACTGTTATCGGCGGCTCGACTCCTGCGGCAGGCACTTTTACCAGTGTGGCCATGACATCGGGCACGATTGCCAATGCACCGGTAAACGACACTGACATCGTAAACAAGCTGTACGCCGATGCACTTGTGTCTGGTATCAATTTTCATCAGGCTTGTAACTACGCAAGTACCGCAGACCTTGGGGCTGTTACCTACAACAATGGGTCATCTGGAGTTGGTGCAACATTAACCAAAACAACACCATTCGCTACTTTTGCGTTAGATGGCGGAAGCCCCACAGTTGGACAGCGCGTTTTGATAAAAAACGAATCGAACGGCGCTTACAACGGTATTTATACAGTTACAAACGTAGGTTCTGGCTCAACTGGCTGGGTTTTAACTCGTGCCACTGACTACGACACCAGCGGCTCTGGGAACAATGAGATTGACCAAGGCGACTATGTTTTGGTGCTTTCTGGAACGACAAACGCCAACACGTCTTGGGTTCAGCAAACAGCATTGCCGATCACCGTGGGCACAACGGCCTTGGTATTTACCCAATTTGGTGCAGCCACGGTATACACCGCTGGGACCGGCCTGACGCTGTCTAGCAACCAGTTCAGTATCACCAACACCGCGGTGACTGCGGCTACCTACGGCTCTGCCTCTCAAGTCCCAGTCTTTGCGGTAAATGCGCAGGGCCAACTTACTTCGGTCACCAACACGTCCATCGCAATCGCTTCTGGGGCTGTTTCTGGCCTTGCGGCGTCTGCGACCACCGATACTACCAACGCAGCCAATATCTCCTCTGGAACGCTGCCTACAGGCCGTATAAGCGGCTCCTACACGGGCATTACTGGTGTAGGCACCATAGCGGCAGGCACTTGGAACGGTACGGCTATCGGAGTTGGTTATGGCGGGACTGGGCTAACTGCTACGCCTACAAATGGTCAATTGGCTATCGGAAATGGCACAGGCTACTCGCTGGCCACCTTGACAGCGGGGACCAACGTCAGCATCAGCAACACGGCTGGTGGTATCACCATCTCGGCTACCCCATCGGCTGGCGGCACTGTGACCAGCGTGGCGATGACGGTGCCATCGTTCTTGTCGGTCTCTGGCTCCCCTATCACCACCAGCGGCACCTTGGCGGTTACCCTGTCCGGCACGGCCCTGCCCGTGGCCAACGGCGGCTCTGGAGCCACCACACTGACCGGTTACCTGTACGGCAATGGAACAAGCGCTTTTACTGCCTCTACGACTATCCCCAATACCGCGATCACCGGTTTGGGGACAATGTCCACTCAGGCGGCAAGTGCCGTTGCAATTACTGGTGGCACAATTAACGGCACAACAATCGGCGCGACGACCACATCTACCGGCGCATTCACAACTGTGACCGCCACAACTGGCATCTTCGGAGGTACTTTCTAATGGCTGCAACTGGCTACACCCCAATTTCGCTGTACTACAGCACAACTGCATCGGCAGCGCCTTCTGGCGCCAATTTGGTGGCAGGAGAGCTTGCGCTCAATACCTTGGACGAGAAACTGTACTTTAAAAACAGCACGGGCACGGTCAAGGTATTAGCGTCAACTGCCTCCACAGGTACGGTTACTTCGGTAGCGGCTTCTGTTCCTGCGTTTTTGTCAATTGCTGGCTCCCCAATTACTACTAGCGGTACGCTCGCAATTACCTATTCGGGCACAGCGCTCCCAGTTGCCAACGGGGGAACAGGTTTAACTTCAGGCACTTCTGGCGGTGTACTCTATTACTCCGCAACTGGAACGCTTGCATCTTCTGGTGCGTTGACCCAGTACGGGGTTGTGTATGGCGGCGGAGCAGGCGCTACTCCAGTCGCAACTGCAAACGGAACAACAGGCCAAGCATTTATAGCAACTACAAGCGCTGCGCCTTCATGGGGTACTTTAGGTATTGCAGGTGGGGGTACTGGGTTAACAACAACTCCTGCAAATGGAGCGTTAGATATAGGTAACGGAACAGGATTTACTCGTACTACTTTGACCGCCGGTACAGGAATTACTGTTACTAATGGCGCTGGTTCAATTACGATTGCATCAACTGCTGGTGCTAGTGGTTTGACTTTGATTAGTACGCTAACTGCAAGTAATTCTGCTTCATTGGCTTGGACAGGATTAAGCGGATATACGTCATACATTATGATTGTTGAAGATATTTTATTAGCAACTGCTGGTGCTCTTTATTTGCAACAAGGAACTGGCGCAACTCCAACTTGGATTACAAGCAGCTATTACACACAAGCATCTTCTAACCAAAATGCAACTGTAAATAATCTAACTGGTGGGGCAGGAATAAATATTGATGCAAGTGCGGCTGGAACAATTACACCAATAAATTCTTTTGTTTATATATCTCAAATATCTGGAGGTTATTTTCAAGCATCATCTTATGGAAATCTCAACAATTATCTCGGGGGTACTTTAAAAAATCTTTATTGCACTGGTACATCATTTAATTCCACTGCTACAACAGCAATCAGATTGATTTCCGCTTCTGGAAATTTAACATCAGGTAAAGCATCACTTTATGGTTTAGCCCCCTAAGGAAACATCATGGCAGATTTAAATACAGAAATTGTTGCGTATCTCACGGTAAGCAACATTAGATATACAAGTTCAGATTATCAAACTGGTCAACCAGAAGGCCAGCCCAACCAAATTTTGTCTTGGAACACCTCTGCACTTGGTGCAGAGCCAACACAAGAGCAGTTAGATGCTTCTTACATTGTTTGGCAAGGCCAGCAAGTACAAGAGCAAAACAAAAAAGCAGCAAGTGTTTTATTGAGTGCTACTGATTGGACGGCTATTCCTAGCGTTGCTGACCCTGCACAATCAAATCCTTATTTGACAAACCAAACAGAGTTTATTGCTTGGCGTAATCAAATTAGGGCTATTGCAATTACTCCTCCTACAACCCCTGCTACGTTTCCGGCACAACCTACGGAACAATGGAGTTCTTGATATATGGAACAAGATAGCACCCACACTTCTATTCTAAATTTATTCACCGTGATAAGTTTTAAAAAGACAAAAAATAAACATAGACTTAATTAACCGCAAAACCTCAACGGCGACTATTAATTTGGAGTAACTCCATGAAATTGCACATTGACATTGAGACCGTAAACCAAGTCCTTGGATACCTTGGCACCCGCCCCTACCAAGAGGTGTGGCAATTGGTCCAAGCCATCCAAGAGGCCGCAAAGCCTCCAGTCATACAGGAGGCCCAAAATGGCAACCAAGTGGATACAGAAAGCAATTAAGCACCCCGGCGCGTTGAAGGAAGCCCTTCACGTTCCCATGGGCAAGGCCATCCCCGCTAAGAAACTAGCCAAAGCCGCCAAGGCGCCCGGCAAGCTCGGCCAGAGGGCGCGCCTTGCAAAGACGCTGCGGGGCTTTGATTGATATGAGTGGTGAAATCGACCCGGTCCGATATGGCGTGCTCTGGCAGAAGGTCCAAGACCTTGACAAAAAGGTGGACAAGCTAGAGAAGGGCATGGAGGAGCTACTGGCCCTTGCAAACCAAGGGCGTGGCGGCCTGTGGGTCGGTATGGCCATCATCTCGGCGGTATCCACCGTGGTGGGCTATCTAACGCACTGGATGCACAAGGGGTAACAAATGCCAAATACCGTCTCAGGATTAGATGTACTTACTCCTACGCCAGATGCAACGGTAACTGGTGCAGCACCCGCATCTACTGCCGTAGCTGCCGGGGCCTTGCCAATGCCTTCTAATAGCACGCCTGCTCCAACTACGTTAAATAGTTCTGATCCCGCATTGCTTGCGCAGTTAAATGCACTTGCAGGCCAAGGCACAGCTGTTAGGGGTCAGGGCTATATGACTGACACCGGAGACTATATCCGTACTGGTGAAAACACACTTAATAAGTTAGCAGGCGCTAAAACTGTACAAGATTGGTTAAATACCGCCAGCACAACAGATCAATATGGTAATGGTGTGTTTGCGTCAGGGGGTTTACATTCTCTCGTAGAAGATTTGTTGCACCAAAATATGACTTCTGGTGCAGACTACGAAGCAATTGACCGCGCACTAAACCCCGAAATTTATTCCGACCCAAATGCATTATATTCTCATAACGCCCTACACGGCATATCCAATGGCGCAAAAGATCCTTCTAACGTATTTGCCTATAACAGCATAGCTGACTACGGTAATGCTTTAATGCAGGCTTTGCATAGCCAGCCTGATGCACCTGCACGTTTTGATGCGTCAACCCCAAGCCAACTCGGAACCGCAGATTGGATGCAAACTTATTTGCACGATAACCCTAGCCCCTATAAAGGACAAGGCGTATCTGATGCGGAATATATGCAATCAGTTGTTCCGCCGGGGTTTCAAAATTGGCAACAGGTGTATAACCAAATTACTAAACCAGCATTTAATTCATACGAAGATTACCAAGCTAGTTTAAACAGAACGCCAGAGCAACAAGCCCAAGACGTGATTAAAGAATTTTATAGACCTAAAGCGTCTTGGGAAACAACATTAGCGCATCTTCAAAGCCAGTTGCCCCCCGCCCCGTCTGGTGGTCCTACGTTAAACATGAACAATACGCCTACATACGATCACAGCTTACATGTATACCCCGGACATTCGGGTACTGAGCAATACAACTCAATTAACCCAAATGGGGCGTTTGCGTATGCACTAAACCCGCAAGACTTGGTTAACCAAAATAACATTTCAAGTTTTATATTCCAAGACCCTAATGTTACTACGCAACAAAAACTTGATTTGGTAACAGGCAAAGCTACTGCCACGCCTATTTTTGAACCAGACCCAAGAATGCCGGGTGTAAAAAATTACGTTGGCGCTAAAATTGATGCAGCTGGATCAACCACTGGATTAAATGAAGCTTCAAGCAGGCTTGATCCTAATTATCAATATCTTGTTGATAAAAATTTAGTTGGCACAAAAATTAATAACCAAAATCCTTTAGTAGATGTATCAAAATACAGTGACCCAAAATCGACACAAAATCTTGTTAACATAATTAATCAAGATCATAATTCAAATAATCAAAATTTATTAACAGCTGCAAGTTATTTGCAAAAAAATGATGTTAAAGGTTTTAACAATTTTGTTAAATCAAAAAATTTACGTTATGGAGCAACAGATCTTTTAAAAACTCTTGGTATAAAACCAACGCTTGAAAATTTTGCTAAATATAGATCTTTGGGATTTAATTTTGCGTAAATTAAAATAATTTACAAAAAATAGGTAATTTATGAATGCGCTTGTTTTTACTAATTTTTTTGATGCTGGTCACAGTGTCATCGGCAGAGGACAGGCTTATTCTATCGGGGCCAACGGAGAAGCAAGAAGCTCCAAAATCCAAACCTGTGCAAGAGTGTTCAATACAGGGTTTATATGCAGTAGCTTGGACAACACACGATCCAATGGAGCGCCGCTTAGTAATGATGGAATGGCTGGATAAAAATGTATGCAGCACTCAAAACTACGCCGATATCTGGAACTCCTTGTCGGAGTGGTCGGGAACTTCAGACAACGCTTTAATGCGGGCAAAGGTGATTCAAGGGTACGAGAAAGCACTTAAGAGGGAAGCCAAATGAACGAAAAGGATAAGCTAGTTTCTGTCGTGACATACATGGTCACCGCCACTTTGTGCGCTGTTGTGCTGGCGTTGATTGGCGCTTTAATTCATGGTCTATTTGTCCGTGAAGTGGACAATACCAAAATCTTTGAGATCATTGGCCCAGCGTTCCAAACCATCATCGGCGGCCTAATAGGTTGGTTATCTGGACTCAAGGTAGGCTCAAACAAAGACGAAGAACTGCCTTGTCAAAAAAAGGATTTGTATGTTTGAACTACTAGGTGGCGGTATCTTTGGCTCCCTGCTTGGGGGCATCTTTCGTTTGGCACCAGAGGTGCTGAAGTGGCTTGACAAAAAGGACGAACGCGCCCATGAGCTTCTTATGTTTGAGCAGCAATGCCAATTGGAAACTCTGCGGGGTCAGCAAAAGCTGGCTGAAATAGGTGCCCAGCGCGAGGCTGCGGTGGATGTGGGGGTCATGGATGCCTTTAATGCAGCCATCACGCAGCAGGCTGATATGGTTAAAGCCGCCGGTGGTTGGGTAGCCAGCCTGTCTGCATCTGTGCGCCCTGTGGTGACGTACTGGATTTTGCTGCTGTGGAGCTTTGCCCACATCTGGTTTGCTTGGACTGCGTGGGCCGCTGGTGCGCCTCCAGAGGCTGTGTTCAAGCTTATCATGTCGGCTGACTTTGCTGCGTTGGTATCTGGCACCCTAAACTACTGGTTCCTTGACAGAACTCTGGCCAAGCGTGGGCTATGAACCTAGAGCTTGCCGCAGCACTGTGCAAACAGTTTGAGGGCTTTAGGGGTAAACCCTATCTCTGTCCTGCGGGCATTCCTACGATTGGGTACGGTAGTACCTATTACTCGGATGGGCGCAAAGTAAGTTTGGACGATCCACCGATGGATGAGCCAACGGCTAAAGCGTTGCTTATGGTGGAGCTATTGCACACATACCTTCCCGGAGTCTTGCGAAATTGCCCGATATTGGCTACGGATGAACGCAAGTGCAACGCCATAGTTGATTTTTGCTATAACTTGGGCATAGGCCGTTTGCAGACAAGCACACTAAAGCGTAAAATCAATGCTCAAGACTGGGACGGCGCCAAGGAACAGCTAATGCTTTGGAATAAAGGTGGCGGGCGAGTGCTGCCGGGGCTCACAAAACGTCGCTTGGCCGAAGCAGCTTTGTTAAATTAGGGATAACTATGGCAACCACGGCTTACGCTCTGACTTACGACAACCTGACAAGTCTGGTCCTCCAGTACCTTGAGCGCTCTGACGCCGCCGTCGTTAACTTCATCCCTACGGCCATCATGCTGGCAGAATTTGAGATTGCCGAGAACATCAAGACCTTGGGCCAGATGATCGTGGCCGACGGCACCATGACCTCTGGCAACCCGGTGATCGCCAAGCCAGCCCTGTGGCGCAAGACGGTCTCCATGACACTGACCACCACTGCTGGAAGTAAACAACCTATTTACTTGCGCAAGCTGGAATACCTCAGCAGCTACGCGACAGACGTAACGGCCACGGGAACACCGCTGTACTACTCAGACTACGACTACGACCACTGGTTCGTGGCGCCCACACCAAGCGCCAATTTTTCTTTTGAGGCGCTTTGTTATACCCGCCTGACGCCCCTGTCTTCCAGCAACCAAACCAACTGGCTGACCCGTAACGCGCCTAACGCCCTGTTGTTTGGCACACTCAAGCAGACCGCGCCATTCCTCAAAGACGATGCGCGCCTTGCGGTCTGGTCCCAGATCTTCGATACCGCGATTGGCGCCCTCAAGGTCGAAGACCAACTGCGCGTCGGGGACCGCCAAGCTATTGTTCAGGACTCCTAACCATGACGACATACACCAACCCCTTTACCGGGCAGACGATTAACCCATCGTCGGTCAGCTACGAGTCGCTGTCGATAACGACAAACACAACGCTGGACTGGCCGATCAATGGAACCACGGGCATCCCGGCCAGCAACATCATTGACATCACGGCCACCGCTGGCCTTTCGTTGACGCTTCCGCCCGCATCGCAGGTATCCACCGGGCAGACCATACTGATCCGCAATATCGGCAGTAACTCACTCACTATAAAGGGCTACAGCACTAACAACACCGGGCCCACGGTGGTGTCCATCGCCTCGGGCGTGGCCAACTACATCTACCTGACCGACAACACAACGGACGCGGGCACATGGGCCACCGTGGTGCTCGGCGCGGGCACTTCCTCGGCCAATGCGGCTACCTTGGCGGGCTACGGCTTGCAGGCCATTGGAACCACGCTGAACCAGATCTATAACGTCGTCACCTACTACTCTAGCGTGACCTTGCCCGCGACGGTGCAGGCGCACTTTGTGGTCTGGAGCAGCGGCGCGGGGACACTCACACTTCCCTCAGCAGGAACCGTGGGCGCTGGGTGGTTCTGCCAGATCCGCAACAACGGCACCGGCATCCTGACTATCACGCCCGCTGGCACGGACACCATCGACGGCAACTCAAATCAGCAGCTCCAGCTCACCGAGTCGTTGGTGATTGTCTCCAACGGCACCGGCTGGAACACGTTCGGCTACGGGCGCTCCAACAGCTTTGCATACACCCTGCTATCCCTCTCGGTGACCGGCGGAACAACAACCCTGAGCGCAACGCAAGCGGCAAATACCATCCAAATTTATGGCGGAACCCTGACGTCCAACCAGATCATAGTTGTACCATCTACTGTACAACTGTACTCAATCACCAACAACACCACGGGGTCCTATACTTTTACCGTGAAGACCGCTGTTGGCGGTGGCGCAACGGTAGTAATAGGCCAAAGCGCCACGGTTGTTTTGGTGTGCGACGGGACCAACGTCTATGCCGCGTCTGGCACCGGTAGTGGCGGATCGAGTTCTTTTGCAAGCATTACGTTGGGTAATGGCTCTACCGCCGTACCATCCCTTAAATTTACTGGCGACGTTAACTCCGGCATCTATTTGCCGTCCACCAGCCAAGTGGGCTTGGTTGCAAACAATGCCCAAGTAGGCTACTGGAACACTACCGGATTGACCATGGCCGGTACTGGCACCTTCCTTGGTGGAGTCGCTGGGGGCACGTTCTAATGACCCAAAAAGTCGTATCCATGGAGATTCCTGCTGGTATCCAGCGGGACGGTACGGTATTTGACTCGCCGTGCTATGTGGACGGAAAGTGGATGCGCTTTCAGCGTGGACGTCCGCGTAAGATGGGCGGGTACGACGGCATATTTTTGAACGCTGCGGGCATTTCTCGTGGCATGGCCATGACCGCCGTAAACGGGTTCAACTACGTTGTCTCCGGCTACAACAACGGCTTGCAGCAGTGGATCACGGGACCCAGCGGTGGCGTGGGTTCTGGCCCGTACAACTACAGCCTCAGCAACTTCACGTCCAACCCAGATAACCTGTGGCAGTTTGATATTGCCTACGATAGCACCGGCAACAACACCAACAACTTGGTGGCGCACCCCGGCCAGAACCTGACCTACATCACGTCTACCGTAAACACCCCGGTGCTTTACGGGACATTCCCCGGCTCCACGGGCAGCTTGACCATGTCCAAGGTCGGCGTGTTTACGGCGTCTGGAACTACCGCTATTACAAGCACCACGTTTACGCTGGCCACAAGCAATGTGCGCGTCGGCGCTGGCCAAGCCATTACCGGCACCGGCATCCCCTCGGGCACCACGGTGGTATCGGTTACCGGCACGACCGTGATCATGTCGGCAGCGGCTACTGCGACTGGGACTATTACGGCCACCTTTGACAACAACATCGCCGTCTCTGGCGGCTGCGTGGTAATCCACCCATACCTGTTCGTGTACGGCAACAACGGCCTGATCCAAAACTCCAGCGCTGGCGACTTCTCTAACTGGGTCGCGGCGGACGCCAACGCCAACAACGTGGCCACCGGCAAGATCGTCAAGGGGCTACCTATCCGTGGCGGCTCCACGTCGCCTTCTGGGCTGTTCTGGGCCGCTGACGCCCTCATTCGCGTGAGCTTCCAGCCATCTACCGTGGGCGGAATTAACTATTACTGGGGCTACGACTTGGTCAGCAGCCAGACCTCGATCATGTCATCAAGCAGCGTAGTTGAGTACGACGGCATCTTCTACTGGGCTGGCGTGGACCGCTTCTTGATGTACAACGGCGTGGTCCAAGAGATCCCCAACAACAACAACCAAAACTTCTTCTTTGACAACGTCAACCTTCAGCAGCGCCAGAAGGTCTGGTGTACCAAGATCCCGCGTTGGGGCGAGATCTGGTGGTTCTACCCCAAGGGCGACGCCACCGAATGCACGGACGCTGTCATCTACAACGTGCGCGACAAGACGTGGTACGACGCGGGCCAAGCCGTTGGCGCCCGCCGGTCTGCTGGCGTGTTCTCGGAGGTGTTCCCCAAGCCCATCTGGGGTGGAAACGAAGTAAATTCAGCAGGGACGTATACCCTGTGGCAGCATGAGACGGGCGTAGATCAGGTCTACTTGACCAACGTAGACGCCATCCAGAGCTACTTTGAGACCTACAGCCTAGGCACCCTTGGCGGACTTGTTGGTACCCAGCAGCAGCCAGCAGACAACCTGTGGACCAGACTAGAGCGCGTGGAGCCTGACTTTGTGCAGGTCGGAGACATGACTGTGGTGGTCACCGGTCAGGGTTACGCTGAAGACGTCATCGTTGAGTCCGATCCCTACACGTTCTCTCCGACCACGCTCAAGATTGACATGCGTGAGCAGCGCCGCGAAATGCGCTTGCGCTTTGAGAGCAACACGTTTAACGGCAATTACCAGACCGGTCGGGTGCTCCTGTCCCTGACCACTGGCGACGTCCGCAGCACAGGCAACCCATGATCTACCCACGCGAAGTCTACGACCCCCGCAATCTCACTTGGGATTACTGGTGCGCGCTCATGTCCGAGCTCTTTGCCGCAAACCAACTTGGTACCGTGCCCGAGGCGCAATGGCAGGACTGGGCCAACGCGGTTGCAGGCATTGGACGTTTTACCGGTGCGCCGGATGGCCGTAACTTTGATACGTGGCAGGATTGGGCGCAGGCGTTCAACAATGCCATGAGGAAATAAAGATGAGCACTACTTCACCGAGTGACTTAAATTCAATTCTCAGCCAAGTAACGGCTTGGAAGCCTTCGTCGCAATGGAGCTACGACCCGCACAACCCGTATGCTGGCACCAACATCACACTTTCTGATGGCCAAGTTGTGCCATACGATGCCATTGTCCAGCAGGTACTAAAACGCTATGACGAGAACCAAAAGAACCCTACTCTAGCCGTTAAATCAGGTATTTCATTAGGAATACCGGACGATGTATTGCGCACACTCCCCGGGGTGGATGATGCAGCATTTTCTGCGGGTCATCAGTTGATTGACTCTGGCGCTTTTGGATCACATGCAGTTAATGAGGGTGAATCCGTTGCTGGCCCTGCTCAAGTTGGCTCTGATACTTATAACGCCAGAATAGCTGCTGGTTTAGATGCTTATGGATATCCTCCTGCACAAGTTGCAGCCCTAAGGGCGGCAGGTCAGTATGCCGAGCCAAACGCCCCTGCGCCCAGCATTGTTGCGGCGAATGG